GGTGCTGGAACCGTAGGGGGTTCAGTATTAAATGGTGTTGGTGCTGCTGCTGGTGTTGGCGGTGATGGAACAGCATCTAGCATTACAGGTTCATCAGTTACCCGTGCGGGTGGTGGGGGTGGTGGAAACTATGCTCCAACTGCTAATACACCCGTTGGTGGTGCGGGCGGTTCAGGCGGTGGTGGAGCTGGTGGAAATCCGGGCGCAAATGGAACCGCTGGTACTACCAATACGGGTAGCGGTGGCGGTGGAGCCGGTAGTAAAACTGCTGGTGGTGGTGCGGGGGGCAACGGTGGTTCTGGTATCGTTATCATTAAAATTCCATCTACGCACTATGCCTCATTCTCATCTGGTGTAACTTTTACGACTAGTACGTCTGTTGCTGGATATAACATATACACAGTAACGGCTACATCTACTACTAGCGAGACTGTTACTTTCCTTGCTGGCGCACAGGCTGACTTCTTGGTAATTGCTGGTGGTGGTGGTGGTGGATACAATTACGGAGGTGGGGGTGGTGCTGGAGGTTATCGTACATCTGCTGGCACAAGTGGTGGTGGAGCAAGCGCAGAATCTAAACTTGGGCTGACCTTTGGTGTTGCGTATACCGTTACGGTTGGTAGTGGTGGTTCTGGTGGAACTTCAAGTGTATTGCCAACAAACGGTAATGACTCAGTTTTTTCTACCGTTACATCAACTGGTGGCGGTCGAGGCGGTTCATTTAATGGAACCACTACTTATTACAACGGGGCAACTGGCGGTTCAGGTGGTGGGGGCAATGTGTCTAGTGGCGCAAGCCGTTCTGGAGGCGCTGGAACCGCTAATCAAGGTTATGCTGGCGGCACAACATCCAACGGTGCAAATGGTGGGGCGTCTGGCGGTGGCGGTGCGGGACAAGCGGGCGGCAATCACACAGTCACAGACCAAGCTGGAGGTTACGGAGGCAACGGCGTTGCTTCCTCAATTACTGGTTCTAGCGTAACCAGAGCAGGGGGTGGTGGCGGTGGCTCATATTACGGAGCAAACGCTGGCGGTTCAGGTGGTGGCGGTCAGGGTTCTAGGGTTGACCCAGCAAGAAGTGCTGGAAGTGGAACCGCTAATACTGGAGGTGGTGGTGGTGGCGATAACACCACGGGCGGTTCAGGCGGTTCTGGCATTGTCATTATCAAAGTACCTGACAACGTAACTGCGACATTCTCTGGTGGCGTAACTTCATCTCTGTCTACTTCTGGTGGATTCAACATATACTCTGTGACTGCGACTAGCACGACAAGTGAGACTGTGACGTTCCAAAGAAAATTTACTGCTGACTTCTTAGTTATTGCTGGTGGAGGTGGCGGTGGTGGATTTGCTGGTGGTGGCGGCGGTGGATATAGAACTTCCGCAGGGACATCAGGCGGTGGCGCATCTGCCGAATCTTCCCTGACCATTGTCAACGGAACTGCCTATACAGTAACTGTTGGCGCTGGTGGAAACGGAAGTGCAAACAGCAGTAGCAAAGGGTCAAACGGTTCAAATTCTGTTTTTAGCACCATCACTTCAACAGGGGGTGGTGGAGGTGGAGCATTTAGCGATGCAAATGCGACTGGACTTAGCGGTGGTTCTGGTGGCGGTGGTGGTACTGATTCAACCTCACCTTATACAGGTCGGGCCGGGGGGTCAGGCACAGCAAACCAAGGATATGCTGGCGGTTCTGGGGTAACTGGAGCAACTGCTGGCGGTGGTGGTGGTGGTGCTGGTGGTGTAGGTGCAAATGCTACCTCTGGCGCCGGTGGTAACGGAGGTGCGGGTGTCGCATCTACCATTACCGGTTCATCTGTCTCCCGTGCTGGCGGGGGTGGTGGGCCGGGAGGCACTACCGTTGGAACAGGGTCGAATGGTGGCGGCAATGGTGGCATCGCTAATCCTCCATACACCGGCTCTGCTGGTACGGTTAATACAGGAGGTGGAGGCGGTGGTAGTTATTCGGCTGCTGGTGCGGCAGGCGGTTCAGGCGTAGTCATCGTCAAGATTCCTGATACCCATACTGCTACCTTCTCAGGCGGTGTTACATCCTCGCTATCGACTGCGGTATCAGGATTTAAGATTTACACCGTGACCGCTACATCAACCACATCAGAAACAGTAACTTTTAGTTAAGGAGAAACAAGTGGCTCATTTTGCCAAGTTAGATGAAAACAATGTCGTAATCTTTGTCACGGTTGGTCGTGATGAGGACAACGGCAAAGAAGCAGAACTCTCTGCCCGTACAGGCGATGTCTATAAGCAGACTTCGTACAACACCCACGGTGGCGTACACGCATTAGGTGGAACCCCGTTCCGTAAGAACTATGCGGGACTAGGCTATACCTACGATGCAGGGCGTGATGCGTTCATTCCCCCCAAACCTTATGCGTCTTGGTTGCTAAACGAAACCACTTGCCTGTGGGAATCGCCAGTACCGTACCCAACGGATGTCGGCACTCCTGAGAACCCCAAGCGTTACTCATGGGATGAGGCCACAACCTCTTGGGTGGAGATAGCGTGAAACTAATCAAACTAACTAACGCTGCCAAAGGGCGCATCGGTGAGGGTCTGATCCTAAACACAGACCTAATTGCGTCAATCTTTGAACATACCCAAGAAGATGGGACAAAGGTGCGGGTTGCCTACGGTATGAACGGCAACTCTTGGGAGGTGGCAGAGGAGTTTGATGAGATTATGGAGAAAATAAGTGCCGACCTTTAATTGGAAAATTACCGAATTAAGGGTTGATGACGGCTTGGTCTGCCAAGTCAAATACTATTGCGAGGCTTTAGAAAACGATAAAAAGGTAGCTACTGAGGGCTACTGGAAGTTTCGTAAACCGTACCAAATAGCCGATAACTTGACCGAGCATCAGGTCTCACATTGGCTAGATTTAGACGCTCAAGAAGGTGAACGACACCTCATTAAAGACAGACTTGCCGAACAACTAAAGGCACTAGACAATACTGAAAGTATTGACCCACCTTGGAAGGTGGAAACATTTAAGGTGAAGTTATGACCCAGCCAATCGACATTATTAGTCGCGCCATGAAAGACATTGGCGCTCTAGCCGCTGGCGAGACCCCAGCCCCTGCGGAAGCCCAAGACGCTTTCGATATGCTAAACGACATGATTGACCAATGGTCAAACGAGCAGATGATGGTCTACTACAAGACCGAGATCATCTTCACCCTGACTGCGGGTCAGACCCAGTACACGATTGGCCCGACCGGTCAGGTGAACTCTACCTTTACAGGCTCCATATCAGGTAACACCTTGACGGTAAGCGCAATAGCCGAGGGCGGTATAGCCCTTGGGATGGTTATCTCAGGGTCAGGAATTACTGCGGGAACCAAGATCACAGGCTTTGGAACCGGAGCTGGCGGGAACGTCAACTACGCCGGGACGTACACGGTTAACAACACCCAGACGGTAGCCTCAACCACGATAACCGCGTACTACGAGCGCCCCCTGTCTGTGAATTCAGCCTTTGTGCGAGTAAACACTAACTCCAACGGTCAGCCCATTGTTAACGGTGGTCTGGACTACCCAGTAGCCATTCTGAACCTAGAGAACTATGAGCTGATTGGACTAAAGACCCAGAACGGCCCGTGGCCCAAGGCGCTCTACTACCAGCCCTCCGAGGTCATGGGTACGTTCTACTTTTGGCCTAACCCGTCTCAGGGCGAGATGCACATATTCTGCGACACCATATTTCAACGGTTTAACAGCATCAACGACACGATTGTGATCCCACAGGGCTATCTAATGTGTCTGCGGTGGTGCTTGGCTGAAAGGCTTATGCCTATGTACGGCAAGTCCAACCCCCAACAGGTAGCTATGATTAACGGGCTTGCGTCTCAGGCCAAGGCCACAATTAAGAGAACCAACATGAAGCCCATGCAGTCCGCTAGGTACGATGACGTACTGGTGGTCGGTAAACGTGCGGATGCCGGTTGGATTCTGACCGGGGGCTTTCAGTAATGCCTGACTTTGGATTCGTAGGAGCTGCCTACGAAGCACCCTCTATCACTCAAGACGCTCAAGAGTGCATCAACTTCTACCCTGAGATCGACCCCACCAAGGCCCAAGGCGAGCGCGGTATCGTTGCGCTCTACCCAACCCCCGGTCTTGAGACCGTGGCAATCTTTCCCAATCAAGAGGAAGTTAGGGGTCTTAGAACCCTGTCCGGCGGGACTCAGGTTGTTGCGGTCTGCGGTGACTTTGTATACGTCTTAGAGGACGATTTGACCCCCGTCATGGTAGGTCAGATGAACACCGCCACGGGTCAGGTAGGCATTGTGGATAACGGGGTAAACGTCTACATCGTGGACGATTCCTACCGCTACACATGGTTCATCAGTAGCCCGTCATCAGCCATTTTTACCGGCTCAATTAGCGGAACGACCTTGACCGTAAGCGTTATGCAAAGCGGGACTATTGCGGTCGGACAGGCTATTTTTGGTCAGGGCGTAGCTCAAAATACCGTGATTACGGCACTAGGGACGGGAACTGGCGGGGTTGGAACCTATACGGTTAGCGACTCCCAGACCGTTGCAAGTACCGCAATCAACTCTGTCGCATCACCCGCTATTGTGACCGGAAGCATTTCTGGCACAACTTTGACCGTTAGCGCGGTGACCAGCGGCACTCTGAAGATAGGCCAGACGATTGAAGGCTCCGGGGTGACCGATGGAACGATTATTACGGCCTTTGGGACGGGCTCCGGGGGTGCGGGAACGTACACCGTCAGCGCCTCACAGACCGTCTCTAGCACCACGATATACGCCCTAAACTGGACTGTCCTACCATCTACAGACGGAGCCTTTGAGGGCGGTGGAACGGTAGATATTTCAGATAACTACTTTGTCTACAATAAACCTCAGAGCCAACAATGGGCTGCGTCCGACCTCTTATCTCCGATTACTGACCCCCTGTCGTTTGCGTCCAAGGATGGCTCACCAGATGACCTAGTGGCTATCATCGTTGACCGGCGGGAGGTCTATTTATTAGGTGAGATGTCATCCGAGGCTTGGCTAGACGTTGGATCTGTCCCCTTTCCCTTTCAGCGGATTCAAGGATCAAGCACCCAGCAGGGTATTGCTGCGGCCTACTCCTGTGCGCGGGTGGGTAACTCGTTTGCCTATGTATCCAAGAACAACCGAGGCGAGGCCACCATCGTCCAGATGAACGGCTACATCCCCCAGAGGATCTCTACCCACGCGGTTGAAACGACCTTGGTTGGTCAAGACGTATCTGACGCGATAGCTTGGACGTATCAGCTAGAGGGCCATGAGACCTACGTTGTGACGTTCCCCTCAATCGGGACTAACGGCTTGACTTGGGCCTACGACATCACCACAGGGCTTTGGCACAAGTGGCTCTACACCAATAACCAAAACGAGTACGAGCGCCACCGGGGTAACTGCTGTGCATTTTTTAACCAGCAAGTATTGCTTGGGGACTACGGATAAGAAGTTGCGGGAGCGTGATGAGCAAGAGATGTCTCGCAGGGCGCAAGAAGAACAGAGCCGTAAACAGGTCGAGTTCCAAAAGCGTGTAGAGGCTGCGAAGGCAAATCTACCGGATTACGAGGACACAATCGCGGCTGCTGGCGATATACCAGTTAGCGCACCGGTTGGGGAATCGATAGTCGATAGTGAGTTTGGGCCTGAAATCCTTTACTACCTAGCCGACAACCCGGACTACGCACGTTCCCTTGCGGACAAGTCATTGACCGCGCAACTACGCGAGATTGGGAAGTTGGAGGCAAAGTTTGAGAAAACTGCGACTCCTAGCAAAAAGGAACCTGTAGCTAAGAAATCGAACGCCCCTGCGCCGATTTCGCCTATCAAGGCAAGCAGTAGTGCCGTGGAAACTGGTCTGGATTCAGACCGAGCGTTTCATGGAACCTACCAGCAATGGAAGGCTGCTCGCCTTGCGGGGAAGATTCGGTAAAAGGGCAACCTTAACCTTTTTGGAGAATTAAAAATGGCAAATAATTTGCTAACCATCTCCATGATCACCAACGAAGCGTTGATGGTCTTGGAAAACGAACTTACGTTCACGGCCCGCGTTGACCGTTCTTATGACGAGCAATTTGCGGTTACTGGCGCTAAGATTGGTAACACCGTAAACGTCCGCCGTCCGGGTCGTTTCATCGGTACTACTGGCCCTGCGCTTAACGTAGAGGACTTCAACGAGACATCCGTCCCCGTTACCCTCTCAACCCAGTTCCACGTTGACACCCAGTTCACCACACAGGATCTGGCCCTGTCGTTGGATATGTTCTCTGACCGTGTTCTGAAGCCCGCAATCGCTGCTATCGCCAACAAAATGGACTTTGATGGCACGACAATGGCTACGGACAACACCGCTAACACGGTGGGTACGGCTGGTACAGTTCCCTCTGACATCGCTACGTTCTTGACCGCACAGGCTTATCTGGACGGTGAAGGCGCACCCCGTGATGGCAAGCGTTCTTGCGTTGTTGACCCCTTTACCGGTGCGTCAATCGTTGGTTCGCTCAAAGGTCTCTTTAACCCACAAGGCACTATCTCTGGTCAGTACGAGAAGGGCATGATGGGCAAAGACACCATCGGCATGAACTGGTACATGGATCAGAACATTGTGTCGCACACATACGGTTCTTATGCCACGGCTACGCTCTCAACCAACACAGCAACCTTTACCGGCTCGCTGACAACTGGTTGGGCTTCTACATCCACGATCACAATCGCGGCTGCTACCGCTAATGCTGGCTTAAAGCAAGGCGATACCATCCAGATTGCTGGCGTGTTTGCAGTTAACCCACAGAACCGTCAGCCATACGGCGGTAATGTTCTGCGTAACTTTGTCGTGACCGCTGACGTAACGATTACATCGGGTGGCTCTGCCTCCGTGACCGTTTCGCCCGCAATCATCACGGCTGGTCAGTTCCAAAACGTATCCGTTCTGACAACTTCAGCTTCTGCAACTGTCACCCCGTTCGATAAGACCGGTAAAGTCAGCCCGCAGAACTTGGTGTTCCACAAGAACGCATTTACGTTAGCGACTGCCGACCTTGAGTTACCGGACGGTGTTCACTTTGCCGGTCGTGCGAGCGACAAGCAGTTGGGCCTCTCAATCCGCGTTGTTCGTCAATACACGATCAACAACGACTCGATCCCCACCCGCTTAGACGTTCTCTACGGTTGGGCTCCCCTCTACCCCGAACTCGCTTGCCGAGTTGCGGCTTAATTAGGAAAGGAACCTAAATCATGTCAAATCCCGGCGCAGCAAGTACCCAAACGACCAACTACCTATTTAACGGTAATGCCTCAGACGGTGTCCTATTGGGCATCGCTACTGGCAAAGTTGGTTTTTACGGCGAGACCCCAGTTGTTCAGGCATCTGCAATCACCACGATTTCAGACTCTGCAACTGGAACCGCCATCGCAACTGCGGTTAACAGCGTTATTACCGCGTTGAAGAACATTGGCATAACCGCCTAAGATGTTCGTATGACCGAGAAGGCCACCCTCACAAGGGGTGGCTTTTTCTTTTTTTGGAGAATCCATGAAGCACATAATGATTGCCCTGCCGACTTACACAGGAGTAGTCCATATTGGAACAGTTCATAGCCTTATTGATGACCTTATTGCCTTGGTTAACCGTGGGGA